TATACTGAAGGTACTGCGTTTCCTAAACTCTTTCCATTTTGTCTCGCTACTTGCATATAAGAAGTTCTAAATCTTCTGTATCCACTATCTTTATGTACCCACCCATTCCATGATCCAAATACAAAACATTGAAAATCACATAATGTTAAAGGCAAAGGTTCTTCACCCTCTGCAAGTGTTAAACTCTCAGCAAAATCCATTATGTTATTGGCCTTATCTTCATTCCATATATAAGGAAATTCTTTTGTGCCTTGTCTTTTTAAATCATTAACATGCCTTTTACACGCTAAAAGAATGTATCAAGTTTATAAATTCAGACGAAGAACTTAGTGGTACTAAAACTAAAAAAGGATTGTTTACAGTTAAGGACTATAAGTCGGAAATAGAGTGCAATTTGACTAATGGAATCATTAAAGCATTAGGCAGAGATACAAAATCTATTGATGGTTTTAGGCCTTATTTTGCATCCGTAGATGAATATCATTTACATAAAGATAACCAGATGTATAAGCTTTTATCTGATGGTACAAAAAAACTAAAACAATGTTTGATTAGTGTTATAACTACAGCAGGCTTTGATATAAATAGTCCATGCAAAGAATTATATGACTATTGTGTAAATGTATTAAACGAAGTGGTATATGACGAAACACAATTTATTTATATAGCACAAATGGATAAAGACGATGATATTTGGGATGAAGAGAACTGGCCCAAGGCTAATCCATTATGGACACATGAAACACTAACAAGCTTAAGAGCTGATGCAATAAAAGCTAAACAGATGCAAGGGGAAGAACTTAGGAATTTTCTGACTAAAGGCCTTAACATGTGGTTTCAATTGACAGACGATGACTATATAAACATTGATAATTGGAAAGCTTGCGGTACTGATACTACATTAGAAGATATGAGAGGCAGAGAGTGCGGTATAGGATTAGATTTATCAAGCGGTGGCGATTTAACTTCGGTAGCATTTGAATTTGAACTAGCGCTAGAAAACTATTTCATAGAATCTCATAGTTTTATACCAAAAAATAGACTTATGGAACATATCCAAACAGATAAAGCACCTTATGATATATGGTTAAAGCAAAAGCTTTTAACTGCAACTGAAACTATGGGTGGAATAAAAACAGATTATAAATATATCATCCAATATTTAGAAGATATGAAAAACGAATATGATTTAAAATATAAGTTTATAGCTTATGATCCACATAATGCAGATGCATTTTTGCAAGATTTAGAGGTGTTTGGTTGTGATTGTATTGAAATAGTACCAAGTGCTAAAAGTCTAAATAGTGCTACAGTTGATTTTGGACTATGCGTTGATGGGAAGACAGTAACACATAATAAAAATAACGGATTATTAACATGGAGTGCTGCAAATGCAAAGCTTACTTATAATAGTTTTGGCGAATGTAAAATAGATAAAAACTATCGAGTAAAAAGAATTGATCCTATTGATGCGATAATCGATGTTCATAAAATTATGATTATAAACAAAGGTAAAGGTACCGTAGATTTAAATAAACATATACTTTCGGAAGGATTTAGTTTTTAAGAGGTGATAAAATGAAAAATTTAATAAAGATACTACAGATTCTTAGTGGATTTACTGAGGATTTTTTTATTTGCATAGGATTGTTACTAATAGTAATAGCAACCTTCATGGTAAACAAGATAGCAGGAGTATATATATTAGGGTTTATATGCTTAGGTTTAGGAATATTGATAGCGATAAAACCGCCGAGGAGGTGATAAAGATTGATATTTAATAAGCTTTTAAGTGTTAAAAACGAAATAAGCGATCCAGTGAACTCTGATAATTGGTTTGCTAATTTATTTGCTGGAGGAATAGCAACTTCAAGTGGTGAAAATATAACATCTGTAACAAGTCTTAATATAGCTACTGTATATGCTTGTATTAACGTAAAAGCTAATGCCATAGCTAAACTACCTATGCAAGTATTTAAGACTACACCAAGAGGTAGAGAAAGAGATAGAACCCATCAAGTGGCATATCTATTAGAGACAAGGCCTAACCAATTTACTACACCATTTAATTTTAAACACACTATAGCGGTACATCAAAATTTATGGGGAACAGCTTATATTTATATTGAAAGCGATAGAAAAGGAGTAAAAGCATTATGGATATTGCCTCCTGATGGAACAACACCATATATCGATATAGAAACAGGATTGTATACTTATATAACTACTTTTAACAATCGAACACTGAGACTACAAGAAAGTGAAATTATAAAATTACCTTACTTAAGTTTGAATGGCGTAAAAGGTAAAAGTCCTATTGCAGTTGCTAGAGAAACATTAGGAGTAATGCAAGCAACTAATAAATTTATAGGCGGTTTTTATAAAAACGGTACAAGCACAAAAGGAATTATTACAACACCTAGTTCATTAGAACCTGGAGCTAAACAAAAATTAAGAGAAGAATGGCAGAAAGCTAATAGTGGAGTGGAACAAGCTGGAGGAGTTGCAGTAGTAGATGCTGGTATGACTTATACAAGTATTAGTATGCCTTTGGCAGATGCAGAATTTATAGCCACGAATAAATTTAATGTTGGTGAAATTTCAAAAATATTTGATGTTCCACCACATAAAATAGGCGAATTGGCAAATGCAACTTTTAGTAACATAGAGCAGCAGTCAATGGATTTTATACAGGACTGTATACAACCAAGCTTAGTGTGTTGGGAAGAGGAATTTAGTTACAAGCTATTTGTAACCTCCAAGGAGCAAGGACATTATGCCAAGTTCGACTTAGATTCTGCAATGCGCGCCGATAGTGCTGGAAGATCAACTTACTATCAGACTATGACAGGCATTGGCGCTTACAATATCAACGAGGTAAGAGAAAAAGAAGATATGGACAGTATCGGACCTGAAGGTGATAAATATCGTGTTGATTTAAATCATGTTAGCGCGTCACTGGTTGATGAATACCAAATGACAAAAGCTAAGAGTGGAGAGAAAACTCCACCAAAGACACCATAATAGGTGTGTTATTTTTATGTGCTGAGAGGAGGTGAATAAGAAAATGGCAAAAGCAAAAAAGAAGTTCTGGGAATTTAAGAATTTAGCGAATAACGAAGGCGAGTTAACTATCTATGGAGAGATCACAAGTTCTAGTGGCGGTTGGTTTTCAGATGGAACTGAAGTTACACCTACAGGATTTAAAGAAGAACTTGCAGCACTTGGAGATATAAATGTACTAAATGTATATATAAACAGTCCGGGCGGAGACGTATTTGCCGGAGTAGCTATCTATAGTATGCTAAAAAGGCACAAAGCAGACATAAACATACACATTGATGCTTTGGCGGCTAGTATTGCCAGTGTAATTGCTATGGCAGGTACAGTACATATGCCATCCAATACTATGATGATGATACACAACCCTTGGAGCTTTGCGCAAGGAAATAGTAAAGACTTTAGAAAAATGGCGGATGACTTGGACAAAATAGGGTTAAGCATAGAAGATACGTACTTAAGTAAAGCAAAAGAAATGAAAAAAGAAAAGTTGACAGAGTTATTAGATGGTGAAACATGGCTAACAGCTAAAGAGTGTATGGACTACGGTTTATGCGATATCTTGGAAGATGAAAAAGCTATTTCAGCCAGCATAAACGACCATGAAATTTTTAATAAATACAAAAATATGCCTAAAACATTTGCAGATTTGGTAATAGTTAAGGAAGAATTGCCAAAAGATCAAGCAGCACAAGACAAGCTAAATAAAATAATAAAACAAAGAATAGAGTTAGAATTACAACTCTAAATCCAAGGAGGATTATAAAATATGACTAAAGAATTAAGAATTATATTTGAAGCGTTAAATGCTAAAAGAGATCAGGTAAAAGCATTGCTAATTGAAAACAAGGTAGTTGAAGCAGAAGCATTAATGACAGAGGTTAGAGACTTACAGAAAAAAGCAGAGTTACAAACGGAAATAGATGCGCAGGCCAGTATTGATATTCCAATAATAACACCAATAGCAAATCCAAAAGAATTAGAGTACAAGGATGTGTTTTTAAAAGCATTTAGAGGAAATAAATTAAATGAAGCAGAAGCATCTTTATTAACAGCGCAAGCAGCATTAAGTTCATCTACTGGTGCCGATGGTGGGTTCCTTATACCTCAAGATATTCAAACCGCAATCAAGGAATTAAAAAGAGGGCTTCCTATACTAGAAAATTATATTAATGTTGAGCCTGTTTCTACATTAAGTGGGAGCAGAGTAATTGAAAAATATGCGGATTTAGTAGGATTTACAGCGTTTGTAGAGGGTGATGATGTACCAGCATCCGATACACCACAGTTTGCGACAGTAAGTTATATTATTACTGATAAAGGCGGCATCCTACCAGTACCTAATAACCTTATGAGTGATACCGACCAAAACCTTATGTCTTATTTGCAAAAATGGTTACTCAAGAAATCTATTGCAACTAGAAATAAAATGATAGTAGCTAAATTAAAGACATTAACACCGGTTGCGATAACAGATTTTGATGATATTAAGAAAGCTATTAATGTAACACTGGACCCAATGTTAGCAGTTGGTGCAACAATCGTTACAAACCAAGATGGATTCAATTACTTAGATACTTTAAAAGATATTGATGGTAATTACATTATGAAAACAGATGTAACAAGTCCAAGCGGAAAAACCCTTGAAGGTAAACCAGTTGTGACAATTAGCAATAAACAATTGCCTACGGTTTTAACAAAAGCCCCTATTTTTATAGGAGATCTAAAAGAATTTTGTACTATATTTGATAGACAACAAATGTCATTACTTGCAACTAATATTGGCGGTACTGCATTTGCTAAAAACAGAACGGACATTAGAGCAATTGTAAGAGATGATATTCAATTAGTAGATGCTGATGCAGTTATCTATGGTGAAGTAACGATAGCATAGTTAGAAGGGTGTAAAAACCCTTCTTTTAAGGAGGGTATAAATTGATAATTGAGATAGAAGAAACTAAAAACTTTGCTAAAATAGAGTATGAAGAAGACGACAATCTATTAACAGTTTTAATAAGTGTTGCTGAAGAAAGCTTGAAAAATGCTACAGGGATAGAATTTACTAGTGAGAATAATTTAGCTAAATTGTATTGCTTTGTTATCGTAAAAGATTTGTATGATAATAGAGAAATGACAACGGACAAAACAAGCGAGAAGATAAAAAACACCATCCAGAGTATCTTAATTCAATTAAAATATTGTTATCCGGTAGTGGCGGTGATTGTGTAATATGGAGTATAACAAAAGGATAGAAATATGGAGCCTAATTGAGTTTAAAAATGAACTAGGCGAGAAAGATTTTGCGCCAGGTAAAATAAAAACAATATGGGCCAATATAATTCCACAAACAGGATCACTACAAAAATCGCAAGCTGAAACCATACTAACTAATACAACCCACAAAATAATAGTAAGGTATGGTAGTGGTAAAGACATAAAAGAGAGCGATTTTATTATGTTTAGAGGTAGAAAATTCAGCATAAAATTTATTTTAAATCCTTATTTTAAAGATGAAACGCTGGAAATATTCACAGAGCAGGTGATTTGATGGCAAACGATGGATTTAATTTTACAGAACTTACAAAGTTTGAAAAAAAACTATTAAATTTAGCCAGTACCACTATGCCAAAGGAAAGTAAAAAATTCCTTAAAAAATCAGCTACTAAACTTTCGAAAGTTCAAAAAAAGTCAATTAAAAGCTTAGGAGTTGGAATACAGGGTGTAACAGAAAAAGAAATAGCGGTAAGAAGTAAAGGCGGCAAAGTGTATAAGCATAGTGGAGGCCTAAGTTGTAGAGCTTATAACGGTCACCCACTGGCGCATCTTATCAATGAGGGGTTTATACTCAAAGGTGGGCAAAATCACGATGGTGCTGAAACTTTTGTGGCTGGATATAAGTTTATAGAAAAATCACAACAACAATTTCAAGGCGCATATGATGGAGATATACAAGACTTCATTGATGATGTACTCGAAAGAGGATTATAGGAGGTGCTTACAAATAGTTACCTTAATTAATATAAATAAAAGTATAAATGATAAAATCGAAGCCAATTTAGTTGATACAGAATTTATCATAGTACCAATACTTGCGGAAGATATAAGTGAGCCGATTATAAGACCTAGTATAAAGGTATCTATACAAAGCTCTAACAATGGTAAATTTAACGCACATAGCAGAGAAAAGAACCTTACTTGTAGGGTTTATTTTTTTGCAAAAGACCGAGCTAAATACAAGATTGATAATTCCAAAATGCAAGATTTAATTGAAACCGCTTTTTTAGATGGTTTGGAAGTTGAAGAAGGGTTTTTTATACCAATCAATGAAGTAGAAAGCGAAGTAACAGACACAGTTTTAATATGCAGTTTTGAATTATATTGCATAGAGCTATTACCAGATACAGACACATCCGAATTCATGGAAACATTAGAATTTACAGAAACATTAGAATTTACAGAAACATTAGAAATCGAGGGGGTATAGGAATTGATAAATTTACCAAGTATTGAAGTGATTTTCAAACAACTTGCAACAAGCCTTGTCGCGCGATCTGAAAGAGGCATTGCGATACTTGTAATAAGGGACGATACAGACACAACCTTTAAGTACAAAGAGTATAAGAATATTACAGAAGCAGATACAGACAGCGCCTTATATAGTGATACAAATTTACAATATATAAAAGATATATTTAATTTTGCTTTAAACAAGGTAGCTATAGTAAGAGTTGCTACCACAGACACAATTTCCCCAGCTTTAATTGAGCTTGAGAAAAATATTAAAACTGGGTGGGTTACAGTCGCCGATGGAACATCAGCAGATTTTACAACGTTAGCAAGTTGGGTAAAATCCAAAGAACTAGAACGCAAAACTTATAAAGTAGTAACCTATAAGGCAGCAGTCACAGATTGTAAACATCTAGTTAATTTTTACAATGAAAAAGTAACATTTGCTGATGATAGAGGCGAAGTTACAGGCGAAAAATATACGGCTAGTTTAGCTGGTATATTAGCAAGTTGTAATATTAAAAGAGGCTCGACTTACTATGACTGTGCTAATCTTACAAGAGTAGAAGAAGTAGCGGATAATGATGAGGCAGTAACACAAGGGAAACTCATTCTCATTAATGATACAGACACAGTTAAAATAGCACTTGGAATAAACTCAATGACTAGTACAGATGGTTTAAACAATACTGAAGACATGAAGTTTATAGAAACTGTAGAAGTTATGGATATTATTAGTGATGATGTTTATACGGTATACAAGAATGAATATTTAGGAAAGTATAAAAACAACTATGACAATCAGGTTCTTTTTATAAGCTCTATAAACACTTATTTTGAGCAGCTAGCGAACGATTATGCACTAGATAACAACTATGCCAACAAAGCTGATATAAACGTTGAAGCGCAAAGATTGGCGTGGAAAGGTGTAGGCAAGGCAGAAGCGGACACATGGACAGAACAACAAGTTAAAAACAATGCTTTCAAGAGAGCAGTATTTCTGAAAGGAAATATTAAAATTCTTGGCGCAATGCAAGACTTATCTTTTGTTATTCAATTATTTTAAGAAGGGGTGAACAACAATGGCTGTAAATGCAAATAGAGTTTTAACAGGTTCCGCGGGTAATGTTTGGTTAAATGGAAGATTGTTATCACAAATAAAAAGCGTTGAATTAAAAATAACAGGATCATTTGAAGATGTAAGTTTTGTAGGAAGCTATGCAACCGAAAGCGTATACACTGGATGGACAGGCGAAGGCACTTTAACTATGCAAAAGATAGACAGTACAGTCTTAGATTTAATGGCTGATGCTTACTCAAGCGGCGCTATGCCAGAGATTAAGATTATTACTAAGGTAACCGACAAGTCTACAGGACAATCTGAACGTGCGGCAGTAAGTAATGTTGTTGTAACAGAGTTTTTACTTGCTAAATTTGAAAATAAAACACTTTTAGAAGAAGAACTTCCTTTGAAATTTAGCAAGTATGAGGTTTTAGAGACAATATCTTAATAAATACTAAACAATAAGCACTCTTTAAATAGAGTGCTTATTTAATTGGAGGAAAATTATGAGTAAAGAAAATGCTAAAAAAGCAACATTTAAAGATTTACTAGAAAAAAAAATACAAAAAGAGAAAGACAAAAATAAGACAAAAGAAATATATATAGATTCCATGGACGCTACATTGACGTTTAATAAGCCGAGTGATGATGTGGTACTAGATGCGGTGGAAATTATGGGTAATGAAAAAGACACTAGAAAAATAGTTGAAGCTTATAAAAATTTAATATACCTCACGTGTAAAACACTACAAGACGTAGAATTGCAGAAAGAACTAGAAGTTGTAGACCCATTCGACACCGTATCTATATTATTTTCATTAGGGGAAATTTTAGAAATCGGTAATCAAATTATGGAATTAGTAGACATGCAGGGGGTAGTGACAGAAATAAAAAACTAATAGAGCATGATGCAGATATGAATATGTATGCTTTTTATGTAGTTAGAGGACATAAATTAAGCGATCTAATTCAATATGGATTTTTAGAAAAAACCTTTCTGCATGGTGCAAGAGAAGAACATTACAAGGAAGAAATAGAAAAATATAAAGCGTTGAATGGTTATAAGTAGGGGTGAATTATGAGTTCAAAAACCATAGCAACAATTTTGAGTTTGAAAGACAATTTTAGCAAAACAATCAATAATACAAATAAAAATACTAAAAACTTTCAAAGGCAATTGCAACATACACAAAATACAGCGGCGAGCATGAAAAAGTCTATAAACAGTGCATTTTCTGGGGCAGTATTTAAAGCGGGTGCAGTGGTTGCCTCGCTTGGATTAGCTAATTTTGCAAAAGAAAGTATTATGCTGGCATCTGAT